AGGGCCCGCCACTGGCGGGTGCCGAGCCTGGACGAGCAGGGCGTGTTGATCAGCCCCAGCGGCGAACCGGCCTTGGGCACCTTCGTCCCGGGGTTGTACGGCAATGCCGGGGCGGCGCCGGACAACCGCGACCATGTCGAGGTCTGGCGCTTCGACGATGGCGGCTCGCTGGCCTACGACTGGCAGGCCAGACGCTATGACATCCAGCTGCCCAGCGGCCAGGCCACGGTCAAGGTCGGCGCCAGCACCCTGGTGGTCAGCGACAACGCCATCACCCTCGACGCCGCGTCGATCACCCTGACCGGCAAGGTTGCCATCAACGGCCCGCTGATGGTCAGCGGTGATATCAACGGCGGTGGCCGGATCATCGATACGGCCGGCAACACCGCCAACCACAAGCACTGAACTACGGCCTTGAGCCCAGCAAGATCGCCATTGAGCGACATGAACGCGGCGTGTGCCGCGACCCATCATTTCGACTCAAAAGGTAAAGCAACATGGAAGCAGTAAAAGTAGGCAAGCATTTCTTCAACGCCCATCCAACCGCCGTCAGCCAGGTCTTCAGCGCCGCGGACAACAAGGATGGCGTGTACCTGCGCACCGCCACCCTGTGCACCGGCGGCGGCATCCTCAACCTGTACACCGGCCCGAAGGCGCCGGCCTACCTCGGTGACATGAGCGTCCACGCCATCATGGGCGGGATCAACGGCGGCATCGATTCGCAGTACACCCTGCCTTATCAGCTGTTCATCCCGGCGGGCTATGGCCTGTGGACCGTCGCCAACAACGCCACGGCGGCCGTCGCCCTGACCTACGACTTCGTGTCCTGAGGCCGGTTGCCCGGCAGTGCCGGGCAACTCATTCCTGCCTGCGAGGTGATAACCATGCGCTATCCGAACAGGCTACCTGGAGCCTCAATTCCAGGAGGTGCCCCATGATCGGCATGGACCGCCGCATCGGCCAGTCCCTGTCGGGCGTGGCCCACCTGCGTCAATCCATCGAGGACATCCTCACCACGCCGCTGGGCAGCCGGCGCATGCGCCCGGAGTACGGCAGCCAGCTGCGCCGCTACGTCGACCTGCCGGTCAACGAAGGCTGGAAGAGTGCGGTGCAGGCCGAGGTGGCCCGAGCCCTGGGGCGTTGGGAGCCGCGTCTGAAGCTGGAGCGGGTCAAGGTCGTCGCCGTGCTCGACGGCCAGGTCAGCCTGGCCTTGAGCGGTCGTTACCTGGGGGATGACGCCCTGGTGGAGGTGATCGTATGAGCCAGGTCGACCTGTCGAAACTGCCTGCCCCGCAATTGCTTGAGGACCTCGATTTCGAGGCGCTGTACCAGGAGGACCTGGCCAGCTTCCGCGCCCAGCTGGGCGACGGCTGGACCGCCAACCTGGAAAGCGACCCGGTGACCAAGCTGCTCGAGGTCGGTGCCTACCGCAAGCTGCTCAACCGGGCACGGATCAATGACGCGGCCAAGGCGCTGCTACTGGCCTATGCCCAGGGCAGCGATCTGGATCAGTTGGCAGCCAACGTCAGCCTGCAACGCCTGGTGATCCAGGCCGCGGACCCAAGCACGATTCCACCGACCGAGGCGGTGCTCGAATCCGACGACGCCCTGCGCGAACGGGTGCAACTGGTCTACGAAGGCCTGACCACCGCCGGCCCGCGCAACAGCTACATCCTCCATGCCCGCAACGCTTCGGGGCGGGTCGCCGACGCGACCGCCGAGAGTCCGTCGCCGGCGGTGGTGGATATCACTGTGCTGAGCCTGGACAGCGACGGCGTGGCCAGCCCCGAGCTGCTGGCGCAGGTAAACGCCTACCTCAACGACGACGATATCCGCCCGGTCGCCGACCGGGTCAATGTGCGCAGCGCCGAGGTGTTGCCGTACCGCGTCGAGGCAGTGCTGCACATGGCCGACAACGGCCCGGAGTTCGAGGCGATCCTCAGCGAGTGCCGGCGTCGCCTCCAGGCCTGGGTCAATCCGCGTCGACGCCTTGGCGTCGAGGTCGCCCGCTCCGGGATCGACGCGCAGTTGCACATCGATGGCGTGAGCCGTGTCGAGCTGGTCGGCTGGAGCGACATTCGCCCGAGCAAGGCCCAGGCCGCCTGGTGCACCGGCATCGAACTGCGGCAGGGAGGTTGATATGCAGAGCCTTCTGCCGCTCAACCGCACGCCGCTGGAGCGGGCCATCGAGGTGGCGGCCGACGAGGACCTCAAGGTCACGTTGCGCACCCTCTACAACCCCGACACATGCCCGGCGCACCTGCTCTACCAGCTGGCCTGGGCCTGGTCGGTGGACCGCTGGGACGACAGCTGGAGCGAGGCGATCAAGCGTTCGGTGATCCGCTCGGCGTTCTTCGTCCACGCCCACAAGGGCACCCTCGGCGCCCTCCGGCGGGTGGTCGAGCCGTTCGGCTACCTGATCGAAGTGCAGGAATGGTGGCAGACCCAGCCTGCCGGCGTGCCGGGGACCTTTGCCTTGAAGGTCGGGGTGGCGGACAGCGGCATCGACGAACAGACCTACCAGGAGCTTACCCGCCTGATCGAGGACGCCAAGCCGGTCAGCCGGCATCTGGTCGGCCTCGACATCAGCCTGGAAAGCCTCATCCCCGCGTATCAGGCTGTTGCTCTCTATGAAGGTGAGCTGCTGGAGGTGCATCCCTGGCAGGCATCGGACATCGATGTGCATGTGGGCGCCTACAACCTGGTGAGCGACCAAACTCTGGACATACTGGACATCTACCTCAATGGCTAACTCAACCACGCAATTCGGTGGGTTCCTGACCAACGTGGGCATTGCCCAGCAGGCCAATACCGCCGTGCTGGGGCTGCCCTGGAACATCACCCACATGTTGATCGGTGATGCCGGTGGCGAGCCTTCGCAAACGCCGGACCCTACACCTAAACCTACCCAGACCGCGCTGGTGCGCCAGGTCTACCGGGCGCAACTGAACGCCCTCTATCAATCGCCTGCCGATCCCGGCGTGCTGGTCGCCGAGCTGGTCCTGCCGCCGGAAACCGGCGGCTGGTGGATCCGTGAGCTGGCACTGGAAGACGCTAACGGCAACTTCATCGCCGTGGCCAAGCCGGCGCCGAGCTACAAGCCACTGTTGGCGCAAGGTTCCGGGCGTACCCAGACCATTCGCATGCATGTGGTGTTCGGCAACGTCGCCAACGTCACGCTGAAGGTCGACCCAAGTATTGTTCTGGCCACTCGCGATTACGTCGACAAGGCCCGCGAAGCCGCCGAGTTGTATGCGCACAACCAGCTCAAGACGCACCTGGAGGCAGCCGACCCGCACCCGCAGTATCTGCGCCGAGCCGACGCGGCCAAGGACGTCGGACCGCTGGCCTGGCTTGGTGTTGCCACCGGAACCGCCGATGCCTTGACCCTGAAACTAAAGAGCGGTGAGTCGGCCCTGGCAGCTTATGCCCCTGGCCAGCGCTTCCAGTTCCAGGCCAGCGCCACCAACACCGGCGCCGTGACGGTGCGTATCAATGGTTTGGCTGCCGTGGCAGTGAAGAAGTCCGGCAATGCCGGCCTGGTCGACCTGGTAGGCGGGGACATTCGTAGTGGCGTCCTGTACGACCTGAACTACGACGGGACCTGCTTCCAGCTCGGCGGTGGTGTCGGTGCCAGCAAGGCGTTCGAGCGTTTCTCGTTCGAGGCGTCGGTCGGCCAGACCGTCTTCAACCTGGCGCACACCGTCGGCAGCACCATAGTGCTGCGCAATGGCCGTGAGATCACCGACTACCTGTCCGACGGCCAGAAGATCACTTTCAAGGCGCCGTGCAGCCTGGGCGAGGCCGTGGAGATCCTGGCCTTCAGTTCCTTCCAGGCCGCGAACAGCTACACCAAGGCCGAGACCCAGGCGCTGTTGAATACTGCGTCGGCGTTACCGGTGGGCACCATGCTGCCCTTCCCTAGGGGAACGGTGCCGGCGGGCTTCCTCGAAGTCGATGGCAGTACCCAGAGCGCGGCGGTGTATCCGGACCTTGCGGCTTACCTGGGCGGGGCTTTCAATAAAGGCAACGAGCCGGAAGGGTTCTTCCGTTTACCGGATACGCGCGGTGAGTTCCTGCGTGGCTGGGATCATGGACGGGGGGTCGATCCGGGCAGGGGAGTTGGTAGCTGGGCCGATGATTCTCTGCTCGATCACCAGCATGCGGTGATCTCGGCTGACGCCGGCACTGGAAAGATGCCATTTGAGGCAAACGTCGCTGGGAGTGCAACAGGGAACCTGGGCGCAACCGCAAGGACAACGGGTAGTTCCGTACTTCTTGCGACACTCGTATCAAGTGTGTTCGCCCCAGCAGCGGCCAAGGGTGGTACTGAAACCCGTCCACGTAGCCTTGCTGTGATGTGGTGCCTCAAGGCTTGGAATGCGCCGGTTAACCAGGGAAATATCAATGTTGCAGCTTTAGCGCCACTGGCTGGTCAGGCAACAGAAATCAACTTGGGAACCATCAAGCTTGCCACCCAGGCAGAAGTCAATGCCGGTGTCGTAGACAGTGTCGCTGTTACGCCAAAAAAGCTGCGCTGGGGCTTTTCCATGTCATTTGGCACGAACGGATACATCATTTTCCCTTCCTGGCTGGGGGGACTGATCATTCAGTACGGCTCAAGCGCAAACACTACGGAATCTGTCGATATCAGTTTTCCGGTTGCCTTCCCCAATCGCTGCGTCTGGGTTGCAGCCACTGACTACACACCCGCCAATGGTACTACCCGTACCTACTGGCAATTCCGGGATTTGAAAAGCACAGGCCTCAATGCCCTCAACCAGGGATCTTTCACCAAAGGTTCGACCGGTTGGGGCAACCCTACGATGTCGGCCTGCCCCTATTTTGCAATCGGCTACTGACAGGGAGCATGCATGAAGCGATTTTATAGTCAGTCGACGGGGTCTACCTACCTCAGCGGTGTCCATTTGCAGATGCCCGACGATGCAGTACCCATTACCGAAGCTATATATGAGGCCGTCATTGCCAATCCTGATCTGGACAAGGTCCGTGGCCATGATGACTGCGGCCTGCCGATCCTGATCGAAAGGACTGCACCAAACAGAGAGGAACTAGTCCGCATCGAGCGCGGCTGGCGCGATTCGCAATTGGTCAGTAGCCAATGGTTCGTCGCCCGATACAACGAGGAGCAAAGCCTGGGGTTGGTCACGACTCAAACGGAGGAGCAGTTCGAGGCGTTGCTTCGCTATCGCCAGTCTTTGCGCGACTGGCCTGTTTCAGACGTGTTCCCGGATTCTGCGCATCGCCCCCAGGCGCCAGCATTCCTCGACTCGACAGGAGGTCAGTATGAGCCGCAGTGACGTTTTGGCGTCTATCGAAAGCGGCATGCTTTCGGTCCAGGGCATCAACAACTCTGTCATCCGCGGCAACAAGGTCCTGGCCGCCCATGAAGCAGGTTTCGTACTTGCAGATGCCTCGGCAGGCCAGACCATGATCACCCTGCCCAAGGCCAACTGCATCATGGATGTGCGGGTACAGCGTATCGACAATAGCGCCAATGCCCTGTTGGTCTACGCCGCCAGCGGTGAGAAAATCAAGTTCCATATGCACCTGCGTCCAGAAGGTTACCCTTTCTGCATGGTGCTGGGTGGCGGTGATTTCTGGCATCTGCGCAGTGATGGCGCTGGTAGCTGGCTGCTGCTTGACCGGTTCGATAACACGCCGCTGGGACGTATCGCCTTTGAAACCACCACAGCCTCCAACCCAGGAGGCTGGGGGCGGCCTGACGCTCGGTTGCTGGGGCGTGGCGACTGGCCCTGGTTATGGGACCACGCTCAGCAATCGGGAATGCTTGTGGATGAAGCGCAGCGTGCTGGCATGGAGGGTGCCTGGACTCGCGGTGACGGCACTTCAACGTTCCGCATTCCGGATTTTCGCGGCGAATTTCTTCGCATGCTCGATGAGGGACGGGGGGTTGATCCTGGCCGTACTGCCGCGAGTTGGCGCATGGGGACAAAAATCACCGGTGACAATGCCAGTGCTCCTGCCGTTCAGGGTATCGGCAATCTGGCTGAGGTTGGGGTCGACAAAGGTGATGGTTTCACCAGCGCAATCTATTACGTCGGCGCTACTCAGACGGAAACGAATGCAATCTACTGGGGAACGGTAAGACCCCGCAGCACTGCCTACCCTGGACGTTTGAAGTTGATCTGAGGCGGGTTGTATAGGTATTCGGCAAGGCGGACTGTCCTCGCTTTTTTCACTTCGTTCTACTCCGGCCCTGAACGCTATCAGGACCGGCTCCCATCCTGGCCCCGCACTTGCGGGGCTTTCTTTTTTCCTGGAGTAAACTACATGAGTGGATTCTTCCACGGCGTCACCGTAACTAACGTCGACACCGGCGCCCGCAGCATCGCGCTACCATCGTCCTCGATCATCGGCCTGGTCGACACTTTCACCGAAGGCCCGGGCGTCACCGCCAAGGCCAATGACCTGGTACTGATCACCAGCGAGCGCGAAGCGGTCGCGGCGTTCGGCCAGGATGCGGCGATCACCAAGGCCTGCCGCGCTATCTACAGCCGCGCCAAGGCGGTCATCGTCGCCTGCGGCGTGGCCAAGCTCGAAGACACCGCCGAGCAGACCTCGGCGATCATCGGCAACGTGCTGGCCGACGGCAAACGTACCGGTTTGCAGGCGCTGCTCGACGGCAAGAGCCGTTTCAACGCCCAGCCGCGCCTGCTGGTCACCCCCAAGCACAGCGCCACCCAGGCCGTCGGCACCGCCTTGGTAGCCCTGGCCGACAAGCTGCGCGCCATCGCCATCATCGACGGCCCCAACACCACCGATGAAGCGGCCATCGCCTACGCCAAGAACTTCGGCGCCAAGCGCGCCTTCCTGGTCGATCCGGGCGTGCGCTACTGGGACAACGCCGAAGAGGCCACCGTCGACGCGCCGGGTTCGGCCTGGGTCGCCGGCCTGTTCGCCTTCACCGACCGCGAGTACGGCTTCTGGGCTTCGCCTTCGAACAAGGAGTTCGTCGGCATCACCGGCACCACCCGCGCCGTGGAGTTCCTCGATGGCGACGACACCTGCCGCGCCAACCTGCTGAACAACGCCAACATCGCCACCATCATCCGCGACGACGGCTTCCGCCTGTGGGGCAACCGTACCCTGTCGAGCGATCCGAAATGGGCCTTCGTCACCCGTGTGCGGACCATGGACATCGTCATGGACGCGATCCTCTACGGCCACAAGTGGGCCGTCGACCGCTCCATCACCGCCACCTACGTCAAGGACGTCACCGAGGGCCTGCAGGCCTTCATGCGCGATCTGAAGAACCAGGGCGCGATCATCAACTTCGAGGTCTTCGCCGATCCGGAGCTGAACACTGCCAGCCAGCTGGAGCAGGGCAAGGTGTACTGGAACATCCGCTTCACCGATGTGCCGCCTGCCGAAAACCCCAATTTCCGCGTCGAAGTCACCAACCAGTGGCTGACCGAAGTCCTCGATTCCGCCGCTTAAGGAGCGCATCCACATGGCAATGATTCCCGAAACACTGGCCAACCTGAACCTGTTCGTCGATGGCGTCAGCTTCCAGGGCGACGTGCCCAGCCTGACCCTGCCCAAGCTCACCCTGAAGATGGAAGAGCACCGCCCCGGCGGCATGGACATGCCGGTCGAGATGGACCAGGGCATGGAGAAGCAGGAAGCCGCCTTCACCACCACCGGTGTGCGCCGCGAGTCGCTGAAGTTCTTCGGCCTGGCCGACGGCACCGCCTTCAACGGCACCTTCCGCGGCGCCTTCAAGGGCCTGAAGGGCAAGATCAACCCGGTCATCGTCACCCTGCGCGGCTCGCTGAAAGAGATCGACATGGGCGACTGGAAGTCCGGTGACAAGGCCGAGATCAAGCACAGCGTCGCCGTCACCTACTACAAGCTCGAAGTCGATGGCCGCCTGGTCTACGAAATCGACGCCCTGGGCATGAAGCGGGTGATCGACGGCGTCGACCAACTGGCCGCCCAGCGCGCCGCCCTGGGTCTTTAAGGAGAACACTCGATGGCTCAAGCGAAGAAACTGCCGCAATGGCTGACCGTCGACGCCGAGCGCGTGACCGTGCGCCTGTCGCGCCCCAGCGAGGCCAACGGCGTGCAGGTCGACAGCCTGTCGCTGCGCGCACCGACCGTGCGTGACATCCGTAACGCCCAGGCCGGTGGCGCGGGCGATGACGAACAGCGCGAACTGAACCTGTTCGCCTCGCTCGCCGAAGTTGGCGTCAAGGACCTCGAGGGCTTGGCCCTGAAGGACTACAGCCGCCTGCAGACGGGCTATTTTCGCCTGGTGCAGGACGACGAGGTTTGACCCTGCCCGGCAGAAGGCCGCCGCCAGGCGGCTGGCCAAGGAGCTGAACTTTTCCGCCAGCGAAATCATGACCATGTCGTACAGCGACATGGTCTGGTGGCTGGCGGAGTGACAAGGAGCAAGCCATGGCGAACACACAGGTGTTCACCCTCGGCGTCACCAGCGACCAGGCATTGGGCAGGACCGTCGACAGCTTGCGTGGCCAGGTCGAGCGCCTGCGCAGGCAAGCGGACGGTACCCGGCTCGGGCGGTTGATCGGCGAGGTCATCCGCCTGGGGCTCGAGCTGGACAAGGTGGGCCAGGCCGAAAGGCAGCTGGATAACGAGCAGGCATGGGCACATGAGGCGCAGATCGATCGATTGCGCCGTGAGGGGAACGAGGTCGAGCGCTTGCGCAGGCTGTACCTGTCCCTTGGGCGAAAGCCGCTGGAACTGCGTGCGATGGTGGTGGCCTCGAGTGCGGCCGCCGTCAAGGAGCCACCAGTCCCTACGTTGGAGCAGCGCAAGGCGGCCTTGCTGGAGGGGACGAGCCCCGCGCCACGGCCGGCCCGGGGTGATCCGCCCGAGGCGCGCAGCGCGGAGCAGGGGCGTGTGCCTCTGGAATCGGCGAATGCGGGTTTGGCGGTGCTCAAGGCTGGAGCGGTCGGTGCCGGTACTGTCGCTGTAGCCGCTGGCACTGCCTGGGGGGCACGTTCGTATTATCAAAGCCGAACGCCTGAAAGACAAAGCGAGATCACCAAGGGCCTGAAGGAGAACGGTGGCAAGGCTGCCGCTAAAGGCCTCACCAAGCTTGCCTTGGTCATGCTCAAGGACAAGGGCGAGGACAAGGCCGAGGCTGCTGGCGCAGCGCTTGGAGGCGTACTCGGCAACCTGGGAGCGGAGCTCCTGGGCGGCCTGACCAAGAACAAGCAGATCCAGAAGTACGGTGGTGAGATCGGCGAAATGATCGGCGAAGGTGTCGGCGGATTTCTCGGCAAGAAAGTCTTCGGCTGGTTCTCCGATACGCCCGCCGCCAACGATGCTTCAGGCAAGGACAAGGCCGCGGCTGACGCTTCAGCTCAACGTTCTGTCGATGCACCCGAGGGGCCCGCCACGCCGTCAGAGCAGACCCGAAGCGCCGCACCCGAGAGCGCTGCTGCAACGCAAGAACGCCCCCCTGAAGGGCCCGCCAATGGCGCTCGGGAGATCGTGAAGGGCGGACTGATCGCGGCAGGCGCACTGGGTAGTACTGCGTTTGCCGCCTGGGGCGCGCGGACCTACCAAGGGCAATCTCCCGAGCGACGCAGCGAGATCACCAGCGGTCTCAGGGAGAACGGTGGCAAGGCCGCCGCCAAGGGCGCCACCAAGCTTGGACTGGCCGTGCTCAAGGACAAGAGCGAGGACCAGGCCGAGGCGGTAGGCGCCGCTTTCGGCAGCGTACTGGGGAGCCTTGGGGCGGAACTGCTCGGAGGTGTGACCAAGAACAAGCGGATCCAGAAGTACGGCGGTGAGATTGGCGAAATGATCGGTGAAGGTCTTGGCGGCTTGGCTGGCAAGACGCTCCATGGATTGTTCTCCGACAAGCCCGCCGCCAACGACGCTCCTGCCGACAAGGCCAAGACTTCCGCGACTGCCGCTCGCATGCCGAAAGCGGGTGACGATGCCAAGGAGCCGGAGGAAGAGGAGGAGGAAGAAGAAGTCGACGAAGCCGAGGACGAGGCGGCCTTCTTCGAGGGGCAGGAGGCTGTTCCGGACAGCCCGTCAGCCGCCGCATCGGCAGCCAGCGCTATCGGGCTCGCTGGTACTGCGGTCACGGGCCAGGTGGGTAGGGCGGTGGCCGGCAATGCCGGCGCCTCGGTGGCAAGGCGAGTGTTCTGGCGCATTCCTGGTGCCAACTTGCTCGACACCGGTATGCAACTTGCCGAGACCTACAACAGCGATGCTACCCCCGAGCAGAAACTCGAGGGTTATGGCACCGCCGTCGGAGGACTGGGAGGCGGCCTGGCCGGTGCTGCGGCAGGTGCCGCCATCGGGTCGGTGGTGCCGGTGATCGGCACCGCGATCGGTGGCCTGATCGGTGGCGTGCTGGGCAGCATGGGAGGTGAAAGTATCGGTGGCTGGCTGGGCAAGGCGCTGGGTTCGGGCAAGGAAGAGCCTGCCGCCAAGCCGGGCCTGGGTGAGGCGGCACGGGCAATGGATAGCCCTGCAGCACAGCCGCCGGCACCTGCACCACCGGTAGCGGCGGCAACGCCAGCGGTCCCCCCCGCGCCGATCAACCAGCAGTTCACCTTCACCGCCAACATGCCGGTCACGTTCAGCAACAGTCTCGATGACCCATCGGTGTTGCAACAGTTGGAGGCCATCGCCCGTCGTCAGCTCGAGGAACTCATGCGTCAGGCCCGTTCCGCGCAGTTGGCCGACACCCCACATATCGCACTTTAAGGAGGATCCATGACCTATCTGGAGCAGCTGCAAGCCACGCTGCACGCCCTGGTCAAGGCGGGAGAGGCAGGGCGTCGGCGTGCCGATGCCATGCTCGATCCGATGAACGACGCGATCGTCCATATACAGGGCGCGGTGGGTGAGCTGGAAGGTTTGCCGGTGGTCGGCCCGATCATCGGGGCCAAGCTGCAGCGCACCATGCGCGCGATCACCAATGCCCAGGCCCGGGTTGCCAAGGTGGTGGCCAAGTACGACCAGGCGGTGGCGGTGGTGCGTCAGGTGCGCGATCGCATCGACGGCTTCGCCGCTCATGCCGCCAAGGCCGGTGCGGCGATTCGCCGTGTGGTGGGGGAGGTGCGCTCGACCGTCAATGGCGTGCTGTCGACGCTGGGCTTCGCGCCCGAGGCGACGCCGGCCGCTGAAGCGGTCAAGCCGTTCCCGCACTTGCTGGTGCTGCAACCGCTCAAGGCGGGGGCGGCGCCGTACTACTTCAACCTCGACACCGCCGCCTTCGACCAGTTGCGCCGGCAGACGCGCTTTCGTTGGGCCGGGCAGGAGCGCCTGAGCCGCGAGAGCGCCCAGCAGGCGGTCAGCCTGGGCGAGGAGAGCATCAACATCCGTGGCGCGATCTTCCCCGGCTTCAAGGGCGGCCTCGGTCAGTTGCAGACGCTGCGCAGCATCGGCCGCCAGCTGCTGCCGCTGTCGTTGACCACCGGCTACGGCGAGGTGCTCGGCACCTGGTGCCTGACCAGCATCGAGGAGGAGCAGAGCGTCCTGCTGGCCGGCGGAATTCCGCGCAAACAAGGGTTTTCATTGGAGTTCGTGAGCTATGGCCAAGACTTGCACAACGTCTGAGGGTGACCTGCTCGATACCCTCTGCCAGCACTATTACGGCCATCTGGCCGGCACGGTCGAGGCCGTGCTGGATGCCAACCAGGGCCTGGCGGACGAAGCGCAGCCGTTTCGTGCCGGGGTGAGGATCCTGTTGCCGGAGCTGCCGATGACGACCAGTACCAGCCTGCAGTTGTGGGATTGACCACTCACCTTTCCTGAACTGCACGTGGGAGCGGGCTTGCCCCGCGATGGCGCCGTCGCGGGGCAAGCCCGTTCCCACGCCGTCCTCGCTACATCAACACAGCGGAGCCCCAACCATGCAACCTCAATTTCGCATCATCGCGGACGGCCATGACATCACCACGCTGCTTAACGACCGCCTGTTGCTGTTACGCACCACTGATAAACCTGGCCTGGAATCCGACGAGTTTGAGCTGCGCCTCGATGCCCGCGACGGCGCCCTGGCCTTGCCAGCCAGGGGCGCAGTGCTCGAGGTGCACCTGGGTTACGCCGGGCAGCCGTTGAGCCGCCTTGGCCGTTACACGGTGGACGAGGTCGAGCTATCCGGCCCGCCGGACACCCTGGTGATCCGCGGCAAGGCCAGCGACCTGCGCGGCAGCGGCAAGACCATCCGCAGCGGCAGCTGGGAGAACGCGACGCTGCAGCGCATCGTCGCCGAGATCGGTGCCCGCAATGGCTGGCAGGCGGTGTGCCCGGTGGCCGTGCAGGTGCCGAGGGTCGACCAGTACAGCGAGTCGGACTTCAACTTCATCACCCGCCTGGCGCGCCTGCACGACTGCACCGCCAAACTCGCCAACGGCCAGTTGCTGGTGCTGCCGCGCCAGGGTGGCCAGAGCGCCAGCGGCAAGCCCCTGGGGGTGATCGGCATTGCCCGCAGCGACGTCAGCCAGTGGCAGTTTCGCCTGGCTGACAAGAGTACCCACAAGGCCGTCAGGGCCCGCCACCAGGACAGCGCCAGCGGGCGCCTGCAGGCGGTGGAACTGGTCAATGGCGATGCTCCGGCCGGCCTGCAGCCGGTCTACACCGACCGCCACCTGTACCCCAACCGTGCGGCGGCGGAACAGGCCGCCCGCGCCCGCCTGGCCAGCTTCAACCGCGACACCGCCAGCGTGCGCCTGGACATGCCCGGGCGTACCGACCTGTTCGCCGAGCGCGCCATCGATGTCCAGGGCTTTCTGGCCGGGTTGGATGGGCACTACCTGATCGAGTCGGTCGAGCAGGTGTTCACCAGCAACGGCTGGCGCACCACCGTGCAGTGCAACGGCGGCCGCCAGGGCAAGGCCAAGGCCAAGGGTTCCGCGCCTCGGCGGGCGGGTTCGCTCAAGGCCTGAGACAGGGCGGTGAGGGTTTCCCGATGCCTGCCGACGGTGGCGCTCCCTATAGTCGCTGTCAGCCGGCCGCATCACCCTGTTTCCGAGCTCCAGATCAGGTGCGGCGGTCGCCACACCTTGAATCCTGTGAAAGCCAAGCGCTTCGAGCCATCGCCCATGAGCGAGCCACAGGCGGCACCGGCCGCCTTTCGATCAGACCGCAATGGAGAATGCACCGATGCCGCTCACTGAACAGCAACTCAAGCAGATCTACCCGCTCGCCGGCCAACGCGTCGCCGCCTTCCTGCCGGCGCTGAACACGGCCATGGCCAACTGGGAGATCGACCACCCCAAGCGTATTGCCGCGTTCCTGGCCCAGGTCGGCCATGAGTCCGGCCAACTGCGTTACGTCAAGGAGCTGGGCAACGACCGCTACCTGGCTCGTTATGACACCGGCAGCCTGGCCCTGCGCCTGGGCAACACCCCCGAAGCCGACGGTGACGGCCAGCGCTATTGCGGCCGTGGCCTGATCCAGGTGACCGGACGCAACAACTACCAGGCCTGCAGCCGTGCGCTGTTCGGCGACGAACGCCTGCTGGCGCAACCGCAGATGCTCGAACAGCCGCGCTGGGCCTGCGAATCGGCGGCCTGGTTCTGGCACTCGCGCGGACTCAACGCCTTGGCCGACCAGGGCGAGTTCAACCGCATCACCCGGCATATCAATGGCGGCCTGAACGGCTTGTCGGAGCGCCTCGAACTTTGGGCGCGGGCGCGGGAGGTGCTGTGCTGAACCGCCTGCAACTGGCGCTGTGCCTTGGGCTGATGGCGTTGTCCGCGGCGCTGGCCTGGCAGCTGCAGGGGTGGCGCCTCGGGCGTCAGCTGGCCGAGCAGGAACAGGCGCTGGTGCAGCAGCGCCTGGAGCAGGCCGAGGCGCTGCACGGCCTGCTGCTCGCCGAACGCGAGCAGCGCCAGGGCCTCGAACAACGCCTGCACGACAGTGAAACGAAGCATTTCCAGGAGCTGACCGATGCCCAACAGACTCAGGCTCGCCTGCGTGACCGCCTTGCTACTGCCGATCTGCGCCTGTCGGTCCTGGTCGAGCGCGACACCGCCTGTGCCCCAGTGCCTGCCGCCGCCGGCGCCGGCGGCGTGGATCATGGTCCCGTACGCGCCCGACTTGACCCGGCGCATGCTCGACGAATTGTCGCCATCACCGACGACGGCGACCGTGGACTGATCGCCTTGCGGGCGTGCCAGGCCTATATCCGCGCGCTGTCGCCCTGA